TATATTTGCACTACCGAAATATGTTTCACATTCAACTATAGTTCCGTAGAATCTTACGGCTTCAATATCATCTGATTCTAGCGTATCGCCAAATAGGTATACCGTATGATATGCGCGCTTCATCGACCCAATGTACCGCATAATTCTATTCATCTAGTCCGTCCTTTATGATCATTTAATGACCATGGACTATAATATAACCATGATCATTAAATAGTCAAGCGATATTTTAACAATTCGGCATGAGGACCGCAAGGTGAGGGAAAGCGTATAAAATGCCGTTCTATAGAAGGAAGTGATACTAGTGATTTGATAGTAATTGTCGTAAATACTCGAAAAAATAAAGCGTGAAAATTAGAATATTTAACTGGAAAAGGCTCTAACTGTCCAGACTATTACACGCATTTATTGATCAAAAGTTAAATGTATATAGTGTATAGAGATATGTAAAATGATCAAATATTGATAATCCATTTATATACCACAAAAGTGATAATATAATGATCATAAATGGTTAAAAATAAATATTTTCACGCGTTATCACTATATATGGATTATTGCTGTATGAATAAGTATAACATATATACTATTGAGATATTAAGCCGTAAAATGGAATAATTAACCGGAAAAGGCGCTAACTGTTCACACTGTGACAGGCATTTTTTGACTATGGTATAAGTGTATATAGTGTATAGGATTATTTGATTGCATGGTTGCATGGTGTGAATAGTGATCAATAAATGCTTGTGACAGTTTGGCCAGTTATGGGTAACTTCGATAGGGTGCCACAAGGGAAATATAGGTAGTAAAATAGTTGTTGCTCGGGGATCAAGAATCGATCTGTACATACTGTACAATTTCTTGTGGTATATAGACTTAACTATCTCCAATCCCTCCAATACCTCCAGGATTGTTGGCACGGAAAACCTCCAAGTGTAACGCTATACACCATATAGACTTATACAAGCTTGTATCCCAGTATACTGTATACCTGAGAGTTAGTCGACACTAACAAATACAAAAATAGATGTTATTATACTAATGGTCTGACCATTACACTAAATTATGGGCCTATGAATGGTCACGGTCACGGGCGTGCGCGTCGTGCGCGTCGTGCGCGTCGTGCGCGTCGTGCGGGCGTGCGGGCGTGCGGGCCCAGGCACCCCTGGGGGGGGGAATCGCGGGCCGGTGGGCTCGTGGAGGGGGACATCCCCCTATCCCTCCCCTCATTTTCTCATTCAACTACATGATATTGATCCACGAACTCCTCCATTCCAATTCCACCCTAACCCTACCACCCTCCCACCATTCAACTACATGATATTGGTTCCTACACTCCGCCGCCGCCACTCCTCCTCCCCACTCAATGACATGATATTGACTCCGTAATTGCTTTTCCACCTATTACATGTTATCATGGAAGTGTGAACAAGCCTCTTCCTGTCATCAATCAATACCGCGACTCACACGCCGCTAGAATGGAACCATTCAAGAATAGAATAGATATCGGAAACAAGGAACAAGAGTTGCTTGGGCCACGCCTTGGTGCAATGGGTAAAAGTCAAATTGAAGCGTTGCAAGATGACAAGCATCAACCATCACTTGCGGCCCCTGAACTCATCTTCGACAATAACTTCGACTCACCGTATGAGCGCTCTCTCTATAAGGAGTACGACCTGAAGAACATGTATCCGGTATCCGGTACGTGTCCGGTGTGCAACAACCCAAATCACTATGATATAGATAAAAAGATAGCCCGTGGTATGACCGCTGAGAAACTATCAAGGAAGACGGGAATCGATCAGGGCATGATACTCTTGCATATAGCGAGGCACATGGCTCCGGTGTACGGGAGGGTGGCGCAAACTATTATTAGTAATGTGCCTGAAAGTATGCAACGTAAGTTAATAGGTAGTAAGGTAGGGATGGCCACTATAGAAGAGGCGGCGTTTAGGACTAATAATGATGCGTTGGTGTATCCGCCTACAGATCATGTGGATAAGGACGCAGATACGGGTGAGTATGGGAAACTACGGATGTGGGATAAGGAGCGTACTATGCAGGAACTGGCTAAGCGGGAAAGCGAGGCGATCAATTACTATAGCGAGATGGTTAAGGTTAAGACCGATCTTGAGCGTGTGTACGATGAGATCATGGATAACGACTTCTCCACTACTAATAAGAACGGCGATAGAATAGAGGTTTCCAAGCCCTATGCCGCTGCTATTGCGGCTAAGCGTGAGGTACACAGCGTTCTTGATTCGCTTGCGCGTATGTCACTCATTGCGGCAAAGATCGGGGCTACCGATGGCAACGAGGCTATGCAACTATCCCCTGAGATCGATTCGATGGTTACGTCAATTCTTGGGAAGGATTATAGAGAGAGACTAGCCAATGCAAGCACCAAGGATATAGATGCGATTACGGATGAAACGAATGCTGAATACGAGTTGGTAGATAATGAGTGAGGTTACTAATAGGGACACCGTTAGCGCCGACCAATGGCACCAGATGCGTATGGAACGCTTAGATGATTACCAGCGAATAACCGAGGCGGCGGTTAAGAAGGGAAAGAAGGAAGTAGACAATGTGTATAGGTTACTCGCTAAGAACGATCTGTTCTTCTTGATGATCTACATACTCGACCTATCATTCGCTAATAAGGACTTCGTGTTTCGCATGTGTCAGGTGGTAAGCGCTGAGCCTGACGGATGCTTGGATGTATGGAGTCGTGAACACTACAAGTCTACCATTATAACACTCGCCCTTACTATTCAGGATATACTCAAGAATCCTGATATAATGATATGTCTCTTGAGCTTCAACCGGCCTACCGCTAAGAGATTCCTACGTACCATTAAGATGCAGTTTCAGATGAATAAAAAATTGAAGGATCTGTTCCCTGAGATCTGCTACGCCAACCCTGAAAAGGAAAGCCCAAAGTGGAGTGAGGACGACGGGATCGTGGTTAAGCGCGACAAAGTCATGCCTCATTCTACCCTTGAGGCGTATGGGGTCATCGACTCGATGCCTACTGGCGGTCACTACTCGATACTCATATTCGACGATGTGGTTACTAAAGAGGCGGTTTCTTCTCCTGACGTTATCGCCAAAGTTACAGATGCGGTGTCGCTGGCGTTCAACCTTTCCTCAGTAGAAGATGGCCGCATGAGAATGATCGGGACTCGATACCATTATGCCGACACGTATCAGACTATGATGGACCGTGGAGCGTTCAAGCCTCGCATATACCCGGCCACTGAGGATGGACTGGTGACTGGTGAGCCGGTGTTATGGACCCGTGAGATCTTTTCCAAGAAGGTACGCGACATGGGTCCGTCAGTCGCTTCGGCTCAGCTACTCTGTAAGCCGGTGCTTGAAGGCGAGGAAGTGTTCTCCGCTGAGTGGATACAGCGATGGCATCCTCGTAACTGGGACAAGATGAATAGGTACATCCTTGTTGACCCGGCTAATAGTAAGAGTAAGAAGAGCGACTACACGGTTATGGCGGTGATGGGTCTTGCCGCCGACCACAATTATTACTTGATAGATATGATTCGAGATAAACTGGACATGAAGGAGCGGGCGGAGCGGTTGTTTGCCCTGGTCCAGCAATATCGGCCTATTTTGGTAGGATACGAAAGGTATGGTATACAAGCCGATATACAATTCCTTGAAGAAAAGATGGATACGTGGCAATATCGGTTCAGAATACAAGAATTAAGCGGTAAATTATCAAAAAACGACCGCATAGTGTCCTGGCTGCAACCCCTCTTTGCGGAAAAACGCTTCTATATCCCTGAAACGCTCGTAAAAAGAACCTATGACAAACGGCAAATCGATGTTATACTGTCTTTTATCCAGGATGAGTATATGGCGTTCCCCTATCTCATCCATGATGACATGCTTGACTGCCTTGCTCGTATAGGCGACCCTGAACTTGAGGCCAGATTCCCTAAATTGGTGAATGAAGGCCGCAAGATCGAAGGTTGGGCAGAGGATCCTGAGAAGGACAGCGAATACACTTTTGACACTTTTGCGATTTTAGAGGAGAAACGGCATGGCGCTTGATAATGTAAAGCTCACACCCCGTCAAGAGAAGGTACAGGACCGGCTTCGCTCGATGTATAACTCCATGGTCGATGAGAAGGACCAGATACAAAGCCTTTTAGACGAGGTTGCCGAGTATTGGCGGCCAAATCGCCTCGCTTCTTACTTCTCCGATGGCTACAATCTTGCGAATGGTTCTCGTATTTATAACGGTGAGCCGATTATAGCCAAGAAGCGCCTTTCGTCCGGGCTGTTCGCGTGGCTTATCTCACCGAGCCTGGATTGGCTGCAATACGAGCCGTCTATGATCAAAGATGAAGCGCAAATGAAGATCGCCCGCACGTATGCCGACGAGTGCGAGCGCTACACCTACGATACGCTGCGGGAAACCAACTTCTACGAGCAGATGGCTGTTGCTATCGATGAACTCGTCACCTGCGGCACCGAAGCGATGATGGCCGAACCCAATGACGAGGCCGGTGTTACTCACTTTGAGGCTTCCACCATCAACGAGTTCCTCACTTCCGATAACCGCTTCCGCGTGTCTGATACGATCATCCACCGCGTGAAACTCCGTAACCGGAACCTTCTCGCCATGTTCTCTGACAAGTTTACCAAGGAAGAGAGAGAGTCTTTCGCTAAGAACCCCGAAGAATACGCCGAGGTGCTTCACTTCATGTATCCGGCAGTTCCCGGCGACAAGTTCTATAATGTGCATCCAATCGCCTCATGTTACATGCTTGGAGGATCGAAGGCCGCAAGGAGCTTGTCTCGCACTCCTACCATGAAACTCCTTGAGGAAAAAGGAATGGAGTTCCAGCAGTTCACCGTGGCAAAGTACGAGGAGATCCCCGGACACAGCTACGGTAACGCCCCTACCTTCGACGCATTGTACGAAGCCAAGATGGGAAACGCGATGAGTAAGGATATGGAAGACGCCTCCCAGTTGGCTGCCCATCCTCCTGCAATAGCAGATATCGGGCTGAAAGGCTCACTGAAGCTAGGTCCGCGAGGGATCACCTACCGTGAAAGGCCAAGCGATCAGGTCACTCCGGTATTCACCAACGCAAACTATCAGATCGGGATGGATGCTTTAGAGCGCAACAGCCGGTTGCTCGACAAACACTTCAAGAGTGACTTCTTCATGGCGATCTCCGGCATCCAGAACTCAAGCCGGGAAAGGACACGGGCTGAGATCATGGCTATCCAGGCCGAAGGCGCGGCGGCTCTCTCCGAGACGGTTGGCTCGATCAATCGTCTTCTCATCGAGCCGACTCTCGTCATGTTTATGAAGATCGAGCAGAGTCGAGGCCGCTGGCCGGAAGCTCCCGAAAGCTTAGACCCAGCGACAAAGTTCACTATCCGCTTCAAGGGTCCGCTTGCTCAAGCGCAGAGAAAGTACGTCAATCAGCAGAACACCATCGCTCCGCTCGTAGCCGCTTCCCAGTTTGCCACGATAGACCGTAACGTTCCTCGCAAGTTTGACTATATCGGCGCGGCTGAAGAAACGGCCCGTGAGGGTGGGTTGCCTGAGAAGTTCATCTTCTCCGATAAGCAGGTAGCCGATGGGATACGGGC